TGACCCCGCAAAGACCTGACCGCCAATTAGATTGACTGGTTTTAGTCCATAGGGGGCTGATACGGTTGGGTAAGCCATATTAAACTCCTAAATTAAATTAACCTTTACCAAAAGTCGTCGTAGATTTGCTCTCTTTAAAGAGCGGCATCCTTGGGTCACTTTGGCGCATAAGACTACTGTCTACAGCTTCCATTTGGTTTTCTGCTTGAGTCTGGTAATGTTTATTACGCTGTTCAACGAATTCCTCTGGAGTCTTGCAAAGCAATAATCCGCCAATCTCAATGTTGTCCTTAAAACGACTATTGGGATCAACTAGCAGTTGAAACTGTGGCTGTTCTTCAATTCTTACAGGTTCCCAGCCTTCTCTTAGTTTCCCAGAGAGATTGCGAGGGTCCGCCTGATTCAGCGTTGAAGTACGAATCCATCTATATGCATACCCAGCCTGTTTGTCGGGCTCAGGGAGCAATTCTGCTGGCGCCCACTGCTTAGGGCGTTCGCTTGTTGCACGAGTATCTAATTCACGAGTCAGTCTGTTTTCAGCCATTTGAAGCCTCCAATTTTTGTTGTTCACGGGCATATACTTCGGGTGTAAGACCTAATTTTTTGATTAAGGTCATTTGTGACTGCTTTAATCGTACCTGTTTGGAGGACGTTGAGCGAGTCGCCGGAGCTACAACCGTACTTGGCTTTGCTTTCGGAGTTGTTTGGAACTCCCGATCTGGCTCAGCCTGACTACCTTCTTCCACAGTATCAAAATACTCTGGAAATTTTTTACGCATTGTTTTGTCAATGTGTTTAAAGTACTGGTTTGTTCCTACGATGTTTGGGCCGTATTCATCTACCAATTCTTCATGTACTCCTACAGCAAAGTTGGACATGGCTTTTTTGACACCATACCAAGGATTTTCATCCAGCCAATCCTGCGTTTTGGGGTCAGTTTTTGGCGTCTGTTGCGATTGTGGTATTTGTACATCATTTTCTTCACTTTGTAAAGCACTAGGTCTAAATTGTTTTACTTGTTGTAATTTGTATGTTGCTTCTGAAAGAGCAGTTTGTGATTCAACGATGCGGTTCGAATCGCCAGACTCCAGTGCTTCCTTGTACTCACGCTTAGCCATAGTTAATGTAGTATCGGCAGCGTTTTGTACTGTTTCTATATAAGTCTTCTCGCCAGCGTTGTATTGTGCTTTGAGTTTTTTATTCTCTTCAATAACCTGTTTTGCTAGGTCAAGGGCCGCTTGTTGCTCCCGCATGGCAGTATCTTTAACCCGACGCTCGTCATTCCAAGCCTTTTTATAAGCTTTAATACGTGCTATTTGGGCTTTAGGGTCTAGATTTTCATGATCTTCATCAGAATCTTCTAGTCTTTTGATTACTTCTGCAGGCAGTGGCTCTCGATTTCGGTCCTCTGGGGGAGTATCGTCTTCAATAATAATTTCAACATCATCACTATTGTTTTCTAAGGGTTTACCCTTAGTTTCTTCTGCTTCGTGGGGAAATTTAAAGCTTTCTTTTTCAAATTCAGCCATTTTGTGGGCTCCTTAGATAAATTTGCGTGTAATCCCACGGGGGTCTTGAACTACAGCCTCCACAGAATCATCATTAATAATGCGAAATTCTCGTCCGTGTATTACCAGTCTTGTCCCGGCATTAGGGCGAACTAAAATAAAATCCCCTTCTTTACAGTAAGGGCCGTTAGGGAAACGTTCTTTGTCTTTGTAACAGTCTAAACCTAAACTAACTACAAATAAAACTGTAGTCAAAACTTCATCGTTTTTAATAGTTAAATCAGATTTAGCAATACCACTCTCATATGTATCCTCTGCTTCAGGTATAGCGCAAAGAATGCGATACCCAGCTGGGGTGGGTAATTGTTTTGCTTTCTCGGCTTCTGTCGCCTCAAAATTTATTGATCCTACTATTTGTGGTTTATTGGGGTTTGTGCCAATAAGGATTTCACTCATCAGAATGCTCCATATTTTGTTTAAGGTCTAATATTTCTTGCTTTGCAAAGAGCAGACCTTTGATCTCCCCGCAAATTTTTTGGTACTCGGCATAGTCTTTGGCTTGGCCAGAGGATACCCAGTCTCGCTTTTGGGCAATACTTTTATCTAGTTCTACCACTAAAACGTCTAATGCATTCATTGTCTACCTTGTTTTGCTAGTTGATCTTTAGCTTTAGCTATATCAACACCAATTTTTACGCCTTCCAATTGTTGTTTAGCATTTAACTCAGCTCTATCTTTTGCTACTTTAGCTCCAATTTGCATGCCAGCAATCTTTTCTTGCGACTCTATACGTTCACGCTCAATATCAAGTTGATCGGCTTTACCGGCAGCATCAGCAATAAGCTTACGATTCTTAATATCTATTTCTGCCTGCTTGAGCTGCAATTCTTGTTGCTGCATCTGAATAATCGGATCTTGTTGAGCCTGTTGTGCTTGCTGTGCACGTATTTCATTAGTATCTCGTTGTAATAACGTTTGAGATGCTTGTGCTGCCAATTGAGATACTCGAACTTCAAGCTCTTGTGGCATAACTTTATCGTCTGCTTCGTCGTCATCAGGATGGAACGGTAGCTCAATACCCATTTCCATTTCCATTTGCTTGCGATATTCATAAGCAACGTGCTCATTGATATGTGCCATCATTGCACCTTGCATGGCTTGCGCTTGTGGATTTTGTCCGACTAACTTCATGATTTTTGGATCTCGCATAGCGGCCATATGTACCGTGATGTGCGCTTGATGATCTTGATAATAGAACGCCTTAACTGGTTTCATCATTAAGATATTTTGATTTTCAGTAATAGGGTCTTCCGGTTTTTGATCTTCTGGTAGCTTAACCAACTGCTGAGCATTTTTAATACCCAACACATCTAGCATCTGACGATGTAGTTTTGGCATGTTATATATCTGTGGGGCGCCTTGAGCTAATTGTAAGACTGCTTGATATTGCACAATCTTCTGAGCCATTGTTGCTGCATTTGGATCTGAAACTGGAATAACATTGACGTTGTCGTAGTCAGACTTCTTTGCTCTTGGTGAACCTTCTACTGGCTCATAGGTATAAGTATCTGGAGTGTAATCACGAATGATGTCCCGAAGTAACCGAAGCTCCTCTTTAAATGAGTAGTGGATGCGGGCTTGTACAGCGGACATTACTTTTAACGTACGCTCCAGAATTGCTAGGGTTGTTCCGACAGGTGCTTGCGCACTCATGTCGCTTACTTTCATATCTGCTGCAGAAGCAAAACGACGTCCTTCTTCAATAATTTGATTCATCAGTTGCGCTAGAACCTGACTAGGTTCTTTATATGGCAACGTCATCAAGTTATCTTTAATTGCTCCACTAGGCACGTCAACATCACGGAACTCTCCAGGACTTATGGGAGTGTCATCACCTTTAATTCTCAATCCACGGGTTTTAAATCCACCAGGCAGGTTTGCCAACGATCCAGCATCAACGAGCTGGCGGAGGATACTAGTACCTGATTTAGCAAACGCCCCGATGAGGTGAATAAGACCAAAGCAATAGAAACCAAAACCGGGAACATAACCATAATGCACAAAATGCGAACGCTTCTTTTTATGTTCATCTTCTGGCCTCCAATTACGACGGATTGCAAGAACTGTACTATTAGCTTTATCTAAAGTAACTATGTAAGGTAGTGCTATACCAGTAGCTTCTCCGTCCTCTTCATCTTCATAACCAGGAAGATCAAGGTCAACTTGCATTTCAAGAATTTTGTAACGATCGTCTGATGTAGCTCTAAAGCCCATTTTTTCAGCAATCTTCTTTTCTACTTCATCCAAAGAGTTAACAGGTTCAGGCAACTCAACGTCTCTCCAAAACCCAGCGTATTGCAACTTCTTAACTTCGTTTGGAGTCTTACGCATCACGTGCGTAACTCGTGGTGAACTAGCTAAATCAGTAGCGCCATAAGGAACAACTAAGTCTTCTGCGGGTACAAACATAGATATCTGACGCCCAATACTTGGATCGTAGTACACCTTCTTAAACGCATTACCCGATAGACCCAAGCCCCAAAGCATGCGCTCATGCTCAGGTCGGAATTCTTGCATTACATCTGTTAGCTGATAGTTCATATCATCAGCAACGCGTTCAGCGGCGTCTTTCTTTTCTTGCGTCTCTTTACCAACAAGAGTTGTCTTTACTGGGCCTGCTGCTGGAAAAGTCTCCATGATGGTCTCAGCTTGGAACTTCACAAGTGCTTCAGATAGCAGTGGGTGATATACACCACAAGCGCCTTCCCATGGTTCGGAACGCTCTTCTATATTCATACCTAATAGTTGGATCCCATCAACGTAAGTTTGCATCCAGTCTTTGCGTGAACTAACGTCGTCATCAAAATCACCAACTAACTCTGAAGCTAACATTTGTAGCGCATCTTCACCCATATACTCTGCTAGGTTGGCGTCAAAGTCTTTATCGCTTGGCTCTTCTTCCTCAATACGCAGTATTGGCATGCCATCAATGCCAATCTCAACTGATTCAGGGTCTTCAATCTCAATTTCAAACTCTGGCCCTTCTTCCATCATTGGAAGTGCAGCTAGTCCCAACGGAGCTTGTGATAGTGATTTATCTATTGCCATATATTTACCTATACGTTGTAGTAGCCTTTGTGTCTATTTGACTTAAACTGCCTTGGCTCATCTTCATAATCAGACTCTAGTGTTACAAAGCCGCCCCTTCTATATCTTAATAGTGCTTGAGTCATTGAGTCCACCAAGTCATCATGTTCTCCACTAGGAAAAGATGCAGTCTCCTCGACTAACTCATCCGCCCAATGCGTATTAGGTACCCATACTCTTCCAGATGCAAATATATCAGCAACTGCGTTCAAGCGGGCAATTTTATCACTACCTCTACTTGGAACATATTCTTG